CTTCTTCTGGGATTTGGCGCGCTTGGCGATCAGCGCACCAGCTTGTGCGGCCGCGGACGCTGTGGGGCTGAGTTTCGCAAGTTCAGCATATCCAACAGCTCGTGCTGCGGCCTTTGACTCCTTCGACTTCTTTGGCATTGCTCCTTGTGGGATAAAATCTGGCCGTTCTATAGCGTTGCGGGTTACCAGATACGAGTCTTTAGCGGGTTCGCCGTGGCTCGAATTTTTATCGCGATCTCCGTTACGCACCGCGATAGGTGACCCTTCAAGGCCAAGGTGCAGATAGGCCATTTCGGATTCAGTTTTGCGCAAAGCTCGCCAAAGCGGAGCAAGATACTTGTACTTGCGCACAAGATACTCAATGTAGCCCTGAACGATCTCCTTTTCAGGAACAGGCCACATCTCAGTGAGTATAGATGCTGCTCGCATAAGGCGATATTGTGGGTCTTTAGTGCGTGTCCATAAAAGCGCGTCAAGAAACTTCCTAACGCGCGGGACTCGCGCCCAGCGACCGTAGATGCGAACACTTGTCGCACCACAATACTCGATGTTGGCGATGGACGTGCCAACATGCTCGGGTTCTTTGCTTTGAATACCGAACAATGCCCAAGTCTCAGTGAATCGTGCGGAAGTGAAATCGTCGTCAATGTCGACGTGAGTCCCAACGAGAGAATCATCTCCTATAAGCCACGCTCTCACGAGGCGCTCAAACTCAGCCTGATCAGAGTCAGGAAAGACACGCATCCAAGTGATGGCCAAAAGCATGTACATCACAATCGTGTTGAGCAGGAGAGTCAGGAACCAACCTGATGGGTTACCTGTGTGTTTCTGATACACAAATCCTCTCGAGGTGACAATGAAACCATCGAGAGCCATAGCGAAAAGGTCAATTACGATAGCATGGTATTCCCCAGGCAGCATTGAAAGCATAACTTCCAGAAAAGCGGAAAACAAAAACCGCTCAATGCTCATATCATAAGAGACCGCATCCGCGCCAAATTTGCGCGACATATGCTCGATCCATTCCATCATGTCATGCCAACCGCCGTACTGAAACGCGCGACCGGCAGAAGTCCAAGTTGAACGTGACTCAAAAATTTGGTCCTGAACGTTTTGGAACAATGCAACCATTGC